TATTCCTCGCCATCGTATCATACTGCCCAACTAAGTGCTTTACAGTAATATCTGTCTCCGAGATGAGCTTCCCCATCGCCTTGTCATAGCCTTTTCCTATCCCTTCTGACAGTCCCTTGTACCCCTTCTCCATCTCTGTCAGCATACTTTTAGTGCTGGAAGCCACCTCTTTTGTGGATGCCGCTACTGCATCGAAATTAGTTTTTACAGTGCTGTTTAGCTCTACAACAGAACTAATAAGGGCATCGAAATGCTGGTCCAGTTTCGCCACTTGATTCATGGCACTATTTATGGCACTGGCATCAATATCTATTCTGTAGGTATTCGGCATGGTATCCCCTTACTTCTTTTTCTTTTTCCGAAGCATGTTTTTTATACTTTCAAAAATCTCTTTCATCTTGCTCTGCGGCATCTTCTCTTGTTTTGGAGGGCAATACTTCCTGTCGGTTGCCGCAAAAAAATCCACCATAAAGTCAGAAGGGGAAGCCGGACGCTTCCCCTTTCCTCGGAACATATTCGCAACGACAGCACTAAGAGTTGCTATGCAATTCTCTATCCTTACTGGAGACATCGGTTCCAGCTCGTTGAAAACCATCCATTCCACAAACTCCTCCGCTGACATCCTCTCCCCAAGTTCAGCTACTGTACAGCCCAACTGCGCAGCAAGAACAAAGGCAAAGAACCTCTCCGGATTATGCTTTAGACCTCTGTAACATCTTTTTTTTCATCTTCTGGGGGAATATTGAGACGATTCATCTCCTCTACCTTTTCCCATAGTTTGTTTATAACATCGACATTCCGATCGAAAAGGAGCTCCTTTTCGATGAAAGGCACACCAGACTCATCCACAATAACACGGGAAAGCATCGTCACACGAAGCTCCTGTAAACGGCTGATATAGTGGTCCAGTTGCTGGTGAGACATCTCTTTCAACTTCTGGTCCTCTTTAACCCCATCCGGAATTAAATTAGCACTGAGGCGCATATAGTGCAGTCTATCTGCGACACTGAATTGTTTCAGTCGCACTACACAGTCCCATTCGGGGACCTCTACTTCCTCTATCTTCAAATCCCGAATCTTACCGAATCTTTCCAAATTAAGTGTTTGTCTCATAAGTCTTGGTGTCCTTTCTTATTCTATGTTAAACGGAGGGAGCTTCTACCTCGCCGGTGATCTTCAGTGTGCAGTCAGCCTGTACCCTGTCATCCGGAGAAATATCTCCCATAGCCAATTCTGTTACAAAAGCATTAAACGTGAATGTGTAAACTTCATCAGGAAGCACCACACGATATGTCTGTACAGTGTCGGTCATAAGATCGCCATTCAGCAAATCATAACCATCAGCAGTAAAGTTCATATTCAATGTCACATTTCCACCATCACGCAGGCCGGAAATAAATTCACGGAAACCTGCGGTAGAGTCCAAAGTTGTTGCTTCTACGGTGTCCCTTGTTACCTGGGGGCCGTTAATATTAGTTATCTCAGAGACGGCGGTCCATGTAGAACCCTCCAGCCTCTCAAACGAAGTCCCAATCCCAATAAATGCTCTTGTTGCCATCTTATTCCTCCTCAGAGAATATTGCCCTTAATTTCATTATAAAAAGGGAACGCCCCTTCTCATCTGCTTTCATATATTCTACACCACCAATACACATTATAACAACATAACTTCCATCCTGCAGCTGTACATTTACCATCTTATTAAAATATTTACGAATATTTTCCCCCATCTCATGCCCCATCGGATAGGAGTGGGTTCTTATCTGCACAGAAACTTCTGGTTCGGTTGAATAGGACCGGTCCAACGCAGATACCGCTGGTGTCCCCCCAATGTCATACAAAGACACACAAAAGTCAGGCGTGGAAGGCATATTGCCAATAAACAAGTTATTCCCCAGCACAAGCCCCTGCCCAAATGCAGAGTCCTCCAACAATACGGCAACATCTCTTGAAAACATCTTAACCACTCCTTCTGAATATGGCATCTATTCTTGTCCGGTTTGCATTTACGGCTGAATCAAAAAAATCTGAAAAACCGGATGACCTCATCTCCTGCGGCTCTTCAGAAACAATATTGGCATAATATGCTGTGTACCCGCACATGCCGGTATAGTGAAAAAAATCTGTAGCTCTACCGGCCAGCCATGTTTTATATATGTTATGCTCGCCCCGAAGCCTCGCCACCTTTGGCCGCCCTACCTGTTTTCTCAATCCCCCCTTGGAGACATGAATAGTAAAATCCTCACTACTGACTTGCACAGAGGAGCCCCCGGCAGACATAATAGCACTGGGGTCAAAAGCCATTCCTGCCATCGGGGAAAAGAACTTCCCATTCTCTATCCCAAAAGCTCCGGAGTGTGTATTGTAAACAAACCACGAATTGGACATATTTCCTGAATACACAGGTATCCGATTCTGGGACTCCTCCAGTATCTGGTATATGATGGCGGAAACTTGCTGAATAATGCCGTAGTAATGCTGGAGCATGTCCTTCCGCATTTGCATTGTCAGCTTAGATAAGGGATGCTGTTTCCTCACAGATAAGCCTCATTCATTGTTATCCCCTTTCGCAAAGGTGGGATGCTTGCAATAGATTTTATGAGAGAGCAGGCGGGATCTGCGAGAGGGTCATCTATACTGGAAACTGTTTCTGTCAGCTCCCCTTTAAACACAACACCATCCACCTCCAGAAGATTCTCTGTGTACACTACAGCTTTAGAAACTACTTCCTCGCCCTTCTTGTCCACAATCTTCTGAAACATATCCTCCCACCTGCAAGCCACCTGTACGGGCTCCGCAAAAGTCGGGCGGCCATACACATCATATCCCGCAGGAGCCCAATACACCAAAGACTGGTTTAAGTTTCGTGTTAAAAATGATCTACGCATAAGTGTTCCCTTCTGGTACAGATCTTATAAAGGCCTGGTTCTTGCCAAGATTCTTCAGCTTTCCGGAGTAATCCATATCCAATGCTGACTGTCCATACTGTGAGGACAAAAGCCCCTGCCCTACTTTCGGCCAGACATATTGCACAGAGCCATTCCCCAACTTCTCAGACCTTACCTGCGGGTCCTTATGCACAGCAAAATGTGCTGCCAAGAATGTTTCTATTGCTTCCAATATTGTCTCATCCGTTATACTTGTTCCTATCACCGCAGTTATCATAGCATTTGCTATTTTTATTGAAAAAAGCAAATCATCATCATCTAAATCTGTGTCCAGTATTGCTTTGACATTTTCTATTGTTGTTCTATATGGATATTCGCTTTCCGACATTAGAGCCTCCAATGCTCACGCAGTATATAATTTTTCTTTACATCTAATGGTCTTGGTTTTCCATGGAAACAAATTACCTGATCTTGCTTACGTACCATATCCCTGCGATACATTGCATAGTCCCTTTTCCAAGAAGCATACTTTATCCATGCACCTATATCAAGCACCTCTTTGTCCATTCCCAATACAGTCGTGGCAACATAGAAGTCCTCCCGTTTCCTTGCAAACCATATATCCTGCAATACTTTTGATTTTGCAAACATTTCATAGAGGTAACTGTAGTCCCCTTTGAATAGCATCAGTCCCCCGGATATTTCCTTCTTGTTCCGATAGATTCCGTGAAGCATTGCAAAGCCCTCCCTTTGGAACCTCTCTATCGTGTCTATATTGGAAATGATTACTGTGTCCAAATCCAAACACAAATAGCGCTTTCCAGGAAACATACTGCACAGCCGGAACAGCTCCACCTTACTCCACCAACCAGCCCAATTCTGCTCCAGAGGAATAACATTTATTCCGGGAATATCTATATTGGAGAAACAAACAAAATCGTGAGGCACTGTGAGGTTTCGTTCTACCGCCCTTTTGAGGCGGTGAACATACTCCGGAGTGTAATCCCCTCCCGTACGGAGGACACACGCTACAATCGTATTCTTTTCCTTCTCTACGACTATCGGTTTTTTGACTGCTGGTTTTGCTACAGGCAATGGGGCTCTCACTATTGGCACAGGAGGCTCCTCCCTTACCACTTTCTCTTTCGGTGTGCCATCCCCATTAAAACACTCTGGATAATGTCTTCGGAATACTTCCCGGTATTTGTTTGCTATAAGGCGGATGTCATGGTGTTCCTCAGCAAATTTACGGGCCCCTTTCGCCACTCGCTCGTACAACTCCGGATCAGACAATAGCCTATCCAATGCCTCTGAAAACGATTTATCTGTCCGCTCACAAAAGATAACATTTTCCCCATCTACCATGAGGTCGCCATGATAACCTGCTGTTCTTGTCGTTATTATAGGAACTCCACAGGAGCAAGCTTCCATCAGTGTATTGCTGCACCCCTCTCCGACAGAAAGCAAGGCCACGACATCTACCCTGTCATAAAAGTGGCTTTTCATCTGATTATAGGGTATTTGTGCCAATTTATATATAGCCCCCTTCAGCTCCACATCCCCACGCCGACTACACACCCGTTTTATTATCGGGTAGCCCTTATATTCTGCCTTAACTTCTTGCGCCACATTCCCTGAAAACCCCACCACAAAAGGACGCTGCTCTGGGAACTTCCGGTCCCTCGCAGTCCATTTTGTTGTGTCTATTCCATTTGGTATTAAATACACATGCTTGTGTACAGTTTTGGCTATTTCCATCAGCTTGTGATTGGTGGCTATCACTGCTCGGCACTTACTTATAGCTGCCAGATACTTTGATACCTCTTCCCACTTTGTCTCATCAAACGTGCGGTTGTCTGCAAGCCTCGTCACAACTTTCTTAAATTGCTGAAAACTTACTAACTGCGGGGCATTTTGACACAAGACTATTTGATGCGTGTTTATATCTTTTTCCATTCTAGCTTTTCCTACTTTCCAACTCATGTAGTCCACACGTTCCCCTGTACTTCCCAAAGCCTCCAAAATTATACCAGCCGTTACCCCCCAGGAAAACTTCCCATGAGAATATTCCACAGATAATATTTTTCTCATTCCCCACTCCACCATCTGTGGCCATCCAAATGTATTATAGACTTCGATAGTTCATCTTTTGATTTTTTGGACATTTGCCCTACGTGCATAAAAAATTTGCACATCCCCTGTCTTATTATTCTCATGGTGCATGTCATCCATCTCACTCACTAAGTGCTCCGTAAGGTGCTTAAAAGCCCAATCATCCTTGCCACAGTACCATCCGATTTTCATATTATCCACTCCACCAGCGATTCCCACCAAGTCGGATAATACTCTTCCTCAGGATGTTCTCGCTTGTTTTTATTAGCTGATCAGGCACAAAAAACACCATGCCATCCCCGCATTTGTTTTTGACACACTCATATTCCAACATCTCCTCAGACAATGCCTCGGTAACATGCTCAAAAGCCCACCCATCGCCCCCACACATCCAGCCTATCTTCACAATAAATCTCCCGGCCTTATAATAGGAAATATCTGTAACCCTGTAGCCCCCGGCTCATTCACATTGAATATCTGCACCCCCAACCTTTCAGCATCTTTCTTTATTATAGGGAAGCATGTCAGAAATGCTTTGTACGGCGATACTTTAGACTCCGGGGCTTTGCGCTCCTTATGCCCCCCATGCCAATGTGTCTGTGCCCCCTGCTTCTGCATATCATACCCATACAGATATATCTTAGAAGCCCCCAGAGCCCTTGCCAAGTCTATCGCACAAGCCCCACTGTTCCGGTTCCAGCAAAGTGTGTCTTGCCTTCCGGAAAGTCCCGTTGTCCTCCGGTCCACATTCACTGTAAGAACCCCCGGTTTCGGTACAGAACGATGTAAGGATACCGGTATGCAAGGACTCCCCTCCAGCCGCTTCCTATGCCATGTGTACCATGTATGATCCCCGAAGAAGCAGACATCTACAAAGTCCCCCAAAAGATAAGAGTTATTCACTCCTATAACACGTTTATCCTTCAGGAACTTTGGAAGCTTGTCTTTATAAGCTAATATGGATGGCCCTCCCGCAATTATGTGAACCTCTTTGCTCTCAGCCCACATGCGGGGAACCACCCATGCCTTTTGCTTACTGTTCAACACGCTCATAAGCAAGAGCCTCTATCATCGCTTCAGCTTCTTGTTTAGTCAGAAAATCATCATTTACTTTTATGGGATTTTCAGGATCAGCCACATTTATCACAGACCAGCGTCCTTTCCCGGAATGCTTCAGTTCCAGCACCCTTTTAGAAACCGGTTTCGGGTTTACCAGCGGAGCCCGTTCCCTAACAATCCGAGCGGGACTGTCCACATTCTTTGCGGGTCGGCCCGGTATTCCAAGCTCCTTAACCCCAATAGGGTCGGCTTCCATCATTTCCCATGCCGTACTCCCCTCGAAGAAAACTTGCGGAGCATCCAATACCTCCCCTCTCTGTACTACCTGCTTTTTGTAATGAACACGGGCAGAACCATCTTTCGTAGGGAACTCGCCACCACGAAAACAGTGCCGTCCCATTGTCAATTTTTTGAATCTTGCCATTTCATCTCCTTATAAAAAAGGGTGGCCCCCCTATAGAACCACCCTACAATCGACAAAAATTGATTAAGGAGCAGGGGCTAAATGCACAATCCCGCACCGGCCATCCTGATCCGCACGAATCTGCGGAACCATACAGGCCATTACCTTAAAATGCTTTGTGAAACCAAACTCACCGTCCCACTCCAGATTAGTCATATTCATCGCACGTACCAAGCGGACAGTTTCGGAATCCATCTGAATCAACAGGACATTGTTCGCTGGCAAATAATCAGACACACGAATAGCTGAGATCCCTTCAATCTTCAACAACTGCTCACGAAGGGTAGTGCTGTAACCTTCGGCACTGTAATCCTCATCCATCAAAGTCTCAAAATTTGTCGGTATGTACATGATGTAGGGGCCGTAATGATGAATGTCAATCAAGATCTGCTTCATCGACAGAACTTCTTCCTTAATATGTTTGCCGGTCATGGAACTTTCAGTCCACAGAGTAGTCATGGTGGCAGTATTGCTCAGCGGTGTGTCGGTATA